AGTTACCAATTCGTGTTCTTGTGCAATTACTTCTCCATTACTTATTCCTAATGAATGTTTCATTTCTGATAACCTTTGTATCTTTTCGTTAGGTATTTGTTTTCGTATATCATTTATTATATCAGTGGTATATTTTATTTCTGCGTATATTGTATTTTCTTCTTGTTTTAATTTAGGTAATAAATCTGCTACATCTTTTGTTTCTTGTAACCACGGATTCGCCATACAAAATTTACAATTTGGATCCCATTCATGCTTATCTAATTTAGATACCATTTTTTGAGCATGTTGTATTTTTAATTGTTTTACCTTTAAAGAATTATTTAATGTAATAATATCTGCGTTATATTTTGTTAGATTAGAAACTTGTGTATTTAAATTATCAATATCTACCTTGTCAATTTTTTGTTGCAATTCTTTATTTAATTTCTTTGAATTACAAATTATACTTTTTTGTGTTTCTAGATCTGATTTTAGATTTCCTAATCTATCATTTAACTGAGTTATTTCATATTGTATATCTGATGGTTCTGATAATGTATCGTCTACTTTTTTAAGTTCTTTTGTTAATGAAAAGATAATATCATTTAAATTAGTTTTCATTTCTTCATGTTCAGTCTTATCAACTTTCATTTGCT